GTTGAGATTCAAAAAGGAAACCAAGAAAAAATAAAATTCCAAAGAGAAAAAGAAACACAAGAAACTAAAGAACCACCTTTATATGGTGAGAAATATTATAAGGGCAGATTAAGACAAAAATTTAATATTGATGATAGTAAATTATAAATAGTATAGGGAATAAGAGTATTTAACATAATAGTTAGATGCTCTTATTCTCAAAAGATAATCAGTTGATAAATGAGAGGGTGATTAAAATTCGCTATAAATACACAGACAAAGAGATGAAGAAAGTTTTAGATAGCCTAGTGGTTATTGTAGATAGTCGTGAACAGAATAACCAACACATCCTAGACTTTTTTAATAAAAAGAAAACACCATATAAGGTTGTTAAAAATGACTTTGGAGATTATACAGCTATGTTACCTGGTGGCACAATAGGAGCTTTCACAAGCGATATTTACTTTGATAGAGATATTGCAATAGAACGTAAAAACTCCATTGACGAAATTGCAGGTAACTTAAAAGATGATGCAGCAAGATTAAAAAAAGAACTGGCCCATATGAATATGAATGATATAAAATATTTCTTTTTTGTAGAAGACCCTAAGTATCATGAGAATTTAAGAAATGGTAATTTTAGAAGCCAATATGATCCATTTACATTAATGATGAGAATTAAAAAAATGATTGAAGCTGAATATAATACAGTTATTGTTCCAGTAGATAAGAAGTGTATGGGAAGTGAGATATATTATACATTACAGGCTTTTGTATACGCATTGTTTAAGCATAAGGGATTTATATTAGATGAAAGTGAGGAATTGGAGGATGAAAGATTATCTGAATAACATTGAAGAAAAAGAACTCACAGTAATATGTACTGCTAAGAATCTAACAGACCACTTTGCTAAAGGTAATCTAGTAACTAAAAGTGAATTGGGTGACTTAAGACGTGGTACAAGCTTCCTTATCAAGGCAATCGACCACATACTTAAAAGATTAGACCAAAAGTATGTAGATAAATTCTTGAGACTTGCTAAGAGCTCCAAGGTTGTTGTAATTTCTGAAACTGAACTTGATGTAATTAAAAAGAGAAAAGATTCTGAATTAGATGCAGCATTTGAAGATTCTAAGGAATATTTTGACCTAGTGGAAATTAGTATGGATTTAAATTGCAAGAATTGTACAAAGCATTGTCATGAGTGTGATTTATATAAACACTTTGAGGGACAGGAAGTAATACCTTTTAATGAAGAAACAGACCTTGGTAATTGTAAATTTGCCTATAGTCTAAATAAGGAAGGAGTAAAACATAACTGAATCCTGGTAGACCAGGTTATCTTATAAGTATTTTATTAACGTTGAGATATAAAGTAATACGGATGCTCCACTAGGAGTGCTAAATTATTTCCACTAGCAAGATTAACTATGTTAGTGGTAGTTATGAAAGTATGTTGGATTTCAGCAGGAGTATCAAGCTTTATTGCTGGATATTTAGTAAAAGATACAGTTGATAAATTTATATACACACATATAGATAATCAGCATGAGGATTCATTAAGATTCATAAAGGATTGTGAAAAGGCTTTAGGTAAGCCTATAGAGATATTACAAAGTCAATATAAATCAATTGATAATGTTATACAAACATTTAGATTTATTAATGGTCCTTATGGCGCTAAATGTACAGATATTTTAAAGAAAAGAGTTCGTAAAGAATGGGAATATGAAAAAAATGATTTAACTTATGTTTGGGGTTTTGATAGTTCCAAAAGAGAACGTCAAAGAGCTCAAAGGACAATAGAAAGTATGAATAAAGTTAAACATGAATTTCCATTAATAGATAATAATCTTACAAAAGAAGATTGTCATGGAATGCTTAGGTCACTAGGAATGAAAAGACCTGTAATGTATGACTTAGGATATAGAAATAATAATTGCATTGGTTGTGTTAAAGGTGGCATGGGTTACTGGAATAAAATTAGAAAAGATTTTCCAGAAGTATTTGCAACTAGAGCAAAACAAGAGAGAGAAGTAGGGCATACATGTTTAAAAGGTATTTACCTTGATGAATTAGACCCAAGTGTTGGCAGAATTGAAGATGAAGTTATGGAAGAATGCAGTATTATGTGCCAGTTAGCAAATAATATATAAAATCCTATAGGAAGTGATTAAATGCGAAGTGTAAATGAAATTATTGATGCAGCAATAGTAAATACTTTAGCAAGATTAAGAAATGAAAAGCCAGTAAGAATACCAATAAAGGCTACTGGAAATAAAAAAGCATTACATCAAAAAAGTAAAAATACGAGGTGCTCATGGATGAATTAAATGAACTCAAGAAAAAATACAATAAAGGCTTAGAGAGAAACAAAAAAGCTGAAGAATATTTTAAAACTCATACAATTGCAGAATGTATGAAATATCTAAATCTATTCAATGAGGTTGCAATAGAGCTAAGTCTTTTAGTGATTGAAATTGAAACTAGAATCTATAGGAATATGACACATAAGGAAAAAATAAATGGATTTAAACTATAGGGGGTGAAAAAGTGAAAGAAATACAAGATATTGACTTAAAGCAAGTAATAGAAAATTTAACAGGAGAACATTTTAACAGAGATAACAAAATAAATTCTCCATTTACAAATGAAAAGACACCTTCTTTTGCAGTATATTTTGATAGTAATGCTAATAAGCAAAAATTTAAAGACTTTTCCAATAGTGGCAAGCAAGGTGATGCACTTGATTTTGTAATGCAATATAAAAATTATTCTTGGAACCAAGCAAGAGAATACTTAGGCTTAGAAGTTAAAAAAACAGAAAGCGAGAACTTTGAAGATAAAATAAGAGAGTTTATTAATTATCAGCTACAGGATTTCAAAAGAGGTTACAAATTATTAGGTATTTTTACCTTTGTAGATAAAGATAATAATCCTATATATTGCAAAGCTAAATTTTTAAAGCCTGATGGTAAAAAAGAAACACCTTATTATTCAATTCAAGATGGAAAAGTAGTAAATAAAAGATTATATGATGAAGCTCCGTATAATTATTATAATCTACTACAAGGGATTGCTAATAGTAAGACTATTGTGTTCCTAGAGGGTGAAAAGGATGTTAATACAATAAATAACACTCTAAACAAAAAGGACTTTGTAGCAACCAGTATAAAGGGTTTTAAAGATTATGAAAAAATCAAAGGTGAGTGCATGAAAGTTTATGTAATTGGAGACACTGGACAAGCTGGAGAGAAATATATTTGGGATATTAGAAAAGAATTTTTAAAAGATTCTAGTGAATTTAAAATAATCAATCTACCAAGTATAAAAGCCATGGGTGATAACAAAGATGTTACAGATTGGTTAGATGCAGGACATACCCAAAAAGATTTACTTAATGCTTTTGATAGAAGTTTAGATATAAAGAGCCAATATGATTTGCAACAAGATTCTAGAGGAATTTACAAGTTATATTGGGACAAAAAAGAAGAAACTTACAAAAGATTTTATTTAACAGATTTTAAATTACTTGAAGCTAAAAGAATGACATTTATTGATGAAGAATTTGAGGGCGTAAAATTAGTTTTTAAAAGTGGCACAGGAAATATAATTGAAAAAATAGTTTCAGCAACAGTATTTGATGATGTTAGAAGTTTTAAAAATTCTTTAGCCAGTATGGATCTTGCCTTTGAATCAAGCAAATCGGAAGATTTAACAAAACTGAAAAGTTGGATAAATAAATATTGGGCTATTGAAAATGAGGAGGTTCACATGGGAGTTAAATTCATTAAAAAAGACAATAGCTTAATTTTGATAACAAATGATGGAGCAATTACACCTAATGGCATTGATAAAAGCTTAAAAGCAGATAAGAGCAATATTGATGTTACAGATAAAGAATTTATCAGTAAAGATGAATTGGAGCAATTAAAGAATAAGATATTTAAATTTACTACTTCAGATAAGTCTATAACAATCATTGGCACTATACTCCATGATTTAACTGTATACCAAAACAAAGAATCTAAAGAAAAGCTACACCATCTATTAATGGTTGGTGAAAGTGGTTCTGGTAAATCTACAATTTTAGCTAATATAATTGCAACAATATTAAATTATCCTGTAAAAGATATAAAATCCATTGGTATGATAACACCATTTGCATTAGTTCAGAACTTATCAAATGGAAATTATCCTTCATTATTTGATGAATTTAAACCAAGTTCACTAGATAAATATAAGGTTCAAAAACTAAGTGAAAACTTTAGAAATTTATATGATAGAACAACAATATCCAGGGGAGATAAATCATTTAAAACTAAAGATTTTCAATTAACTAGACCACTAATATTGGCTGGTGAAGAATCTTATCCCAATGCAGAAAAAGCATTAATCGAAAGAAGTGCAATTGTATATCTAAGCAAGAGAGAACGAACCAAAGAGCATACAGAGACAATGCAATGGCTAACAAAGAATGAAGATATTTTAAATAAGTTTGGTAGGTCAATAATTGATGAAATATTAAACTTATCAGTTGATAATTATAAGGCAATAAGGGAAGACGTAAGTAATTTATTTCCAGATTTAAGCAATAGACCACTAACAACAGCTATTAATATTGCTACTGGAATAGAGATATTTAATATATTGCTAGAACGTAATGGATTGGCCAAGCTTATAGGTTATGAAAAACATATAATGCAGAATATCAAAGAAGAAGTTTTAGATGGTGGAAGTGATACTAAGTCTACTGTAGAACAAATGTTGGTTTTATACAACAATATGATTGAAGATGGAAGAGCTTATGATTCTAAAAATGTAGTTATTGAACGGGGGGACGGATTATTCATAAGAACTTCAGAAATGATAAATCAGATATGCATATTTGTAAACCAGGTAGGATCAGCTGAGGTAATTCCACTAAAGTTAAGAGATTTCAAAAAACAAGCAATGAAATCAGGATATCTTATAAAAACATCAGCTAAACAAATTAAAGTTGACTCTAAGGCAGTATGGTTTGATGAATATAGCAAGGAAAGAATAATAGGTTTGAAAAATTTCTCAATATGTAAATCAAATGAACTTGAATTGGAGCCAATGGATGATGAAGAAAGCAAAGTTATTGAAGATGTATTTAGTAGAGCGTAAGCTCCTTAAGATACCTTCGTAAAATAATATAGGAAATGAGGTTAGGAATAATGGAACAGAATAAAGATATAAAAAAATCACTAACCGAGGAATTAAGTAAACCAGACAACGAAAAAACAACAATTCAAATAAGAATTTTTGATGATAAAACTAGCAGTGTTGCATATAAACACTTAACCAGAAAAGAACTTTACACAATATTGGAGAATTTGAATAATATTAAATGGATGTAATTCAGAATATGTAGATTGGAGATAAATTGATGGATGAAAAAATACAATGTGATTTATGTGATAAAACAATACTTTATAAGAACAAAATAAGAATGACAAATAAAACAAATAAAAATATTATTGATATTTGCGAGGAATGTTTTAATGAATATTTCAATAAATTGGATTCTGAGATGTGATGCAGAATGTGTAGAAAGTACGCAGCAAAATAAGGAGGAATGAAAAGTGAAAGAAGTATGTGGAAATTGTAAATATAACAAAAGGGATTTTTCAAAACCACAAAATGCAGGATATGCAGAGTATTGTTGTGGTAATGAAAATAGTGAAGAATATGGAGTGCTAACATTTTATGATGATACCTGTGATGAATGGGAGGAAAGGGAATGAATTGGATTTCAGTAAATGAAAGATTGCCAAAAGAAGTCGGATGGGTTCTTGTAACAACAGAAGAAGGTAAAGTTGAATTAGCACATTGGTTTATCAACGAAGGTTGGAAAAGAGGTAATGACACAGAAATAATTGCATGGCAACCATTACCAGAACCATACAAGATTTAATTCGCAATACTAAAAAAGCAGTTTGTAGAAAGGGTGAAGTAAGTGTTTACTGGAAGAGTGAATTTAGTGCAAAGAAATAAAACAATTCATGTAGGTTTTAGAATGAATGGTTACATGGTTAGTGGCTGTAATACTACATGGGATATGAGAAATAAAGTAACCGAAGGAGATGCATCTGAGGTTACATGTAAAAGATGTAAGAAGTTATTGGAAAGAGCAGATGAAAACGGACATGTTATTTTAAAGTAAAAGAGGTGTAGAGATATGAATAAAGATAAAATGAAAGAGGCTTTAGGTGCTATGTTAAGCAGTTTTACAGCAAAATCAGATGAAGAGGCTATAAAATTAACAGCAAATGCTTTAGCTAATTTAGAAGAAAGTGAATATAAAATAGATGGACCAGAAGATTTCGACTGCTTTATTATGCATAAAGTTCATAATGGGTTAAAAGCAATAACTAGAACAATGCATGAAGCTCCAAATGAAGAAATAAAGGATAAAAGTAAAGCAGATTTTATATTTATCAATTACGGTTTCTTAGAACGTAATATAAGAGAACTTTGTACATTAAGAGAAGGTCCAACATGCTGTGCAGATAAATCCAGATATATTTTAAAGATGTATTTACAATATTCACTACATGGGACTATACCTAATTTCAATCCCGAAATAGAGAATTATCGGACTCCTAATTTTGGAGACAATGAAATGTGGATTAATCTTTGTGATGGACTTTATAGATTATATTATGGTCAAACAAAAGAATATTTTATGGCATACAACTCATTAATTCAATGTGAAATAAGAAAATTTAAACATATTCTTCATAGATGGTTTATTGAATATACAAATGGTGAAATTATAGAATTTACTACAAGTTGGGATGAACGCACCAAAAACCCTTTAAAAACAGAAAAAGAAGGAGATTATTATATCATCAATAAGAAATATACAGGTTCAATCGAAACAAAACCTTATAATGCAGCAGATGAAGAATTTAAATTCTTATACAGAGATTGCGTTAAGGTTCATAAAGATAAAATAGCACGTATCTATTATGAAAATGAAGAAAGAATGTGTTAATAATACTACGCAATACTACTAGAGAAGGTGGGAGTATGACAAAAATAAAAATAGTCTTTAAAGATAAAAGCAAAATAACTTATACAATCAATAAAGCTTGGGTTGATTGGAAGAAATATTGGGATAGACATAAAAATCAAAAAAATTTAATCGAAAGTGCTATATTGCAACAATATCCCAAAAAGGACTTTGAACCAGTTGATTTATTAAAAGATTATTGATGCAATACAGAATGTGTAAATTTTGTGTAGAAAGGGTGATGTAAAAATGTTTAAATATCATTTTGAAAAAAGCCAAGAAAGATATAAAAGAGTTAGTATAGAAGAAGCGTTCCAAGCACTTCACAATGGGAAAATCATTAGAAATAGAAAAAGAAATTGTTTCTTTGAATATTTCCAACTAATTAAATACAAAAGAAATACTTATAATGACGAGACATATCCAAGAATACAAAGGTGGTACGGATATAACGAAGAAGCAAAAATGGGAATACAAGTATTTGATTTTAGTACAGGTTTCTTTAATGCAAATCATATACTTGGAGTTAAGTGGTATGTAAAGATTGATTAAATTAATTACTACACAATACTATTTTTAGACGAAGGAAGTGATGGTTATTGATAGTTTCTATATCTGGAGGCAGACATCCAAGAATAATTAAATCTAATGTTTATTATTTACCTGGTGATGTTAAAGGAATTATTTATCCATATGATATTCGACAAATCAGGAAATTATGGGGAGATATTAAAGAAATCATGAAAATAGTATCTATTTCCATGCAGCCTGCAATAAGTAATATTATTGCTCAATATAGGGAAATGGCCATGAAATTTGATGAACAAATTCAAAGAGAAAAGATAATAGGATTAGCAAAATTAGATACACCAGCAGATAGGACAATACAAGAATTTATTGATTCTATGAAAAAAGAATTCAGAGAATTTAAATGTGATAATGATCCATTGCCTAGACCCACAAAGATTATAAAGGCTGCCAAAGTAAATAAACATGTAAACAAAATAATATATCATCATATCAGAAGTAATTGTTAATAATTGAATTTAGTGAAAGAAGTGAGAATTATGTATTTGTTATCTACAGATAAGGTTCATGCAACATTGGAAATAATGCCATTCAAAGGACAGTTAAGTCCTAATGATACTGAAAAAATTGAAGAAGGAAAAACAATTCAGTTTAACAGATATCATGTTTCAGCGAAAAGAAAAGATTTGGAGCAACTAGCAAATAAGATTAAGGACCAATGGATTAGAGAAACATATGAGCAAATTAGAAAATATGAAAATCTAAAGGTTAAAATTAGGTGAAATTATGATAATAGTAAGATTCAATATTGGGTCCAAACCTCATGAAATAGAATTTGAAAATTATGAAGAGCTAGGTAAGTGGATAGTAAAGAATTATAAACTTCAAATAATTGATATAACTGAAAATTAATTTAATAAAGAATAGAGGTTAAAAGTGTTATAAACATAAACTGCTATTATCAAATAACTATCAATTTCAAAGTAACATTTTAAAAAATGTTGTTACCGAAATGTTACTCAAAATGTTACCGGAGAAATGGCGCGGTTAAGCCATCTTTATATATATAGTAACAAAGTAACATAAAATATAAATATATATATATATAAGAGAAATATATATTATATATTTTCTATAAAGATGGGGGGTATGTTTTTTTAGAACATGTTACTTTCATAAAAACATACCTCAGACCTTAGTAATACTGTTATTGAGTCGGTAACATAATTAAAATAAAAAACATGTTACCAGAAATGTTACTTTAAAAAATCATAAAAATGAGGTGAATTATGAGTATTAACTTTAAAGAAGTTTATGGAGATAGAATTTTAGAAATAAATAAACAGATTAGAGCTGCAGTTAAAAATAAAAAGTGGAAAGAAGTAGCAAAGCTTGAAGCTGAAAAAGTAGATTTACAAGAAAGAATAAGCAAAATGGAGGGTTAAGAATGAATGAATTAATAAAAATAACAACTGGTGAGAATGGTGAAAAATTAGTTAGTGCTAGAGAATTACATGAGTTTTTAAATGTAAACAGTAAATTTAACGATTGGATCACTAATAGAATAAATAAGTATGAGTTTGAAGAAAGTATGGACTATACTAAAATTTTAGTACAGTGCAACAGAGGACAAAATGAATATGATTATATAGTAATAGCAGATGTTGCTAAAGAATTAGCTATGGTAGAAAATAATGAAAAGGGTAAAGAAGCAAGAAAGTATTTCATAAATGTAGAAAATAATTACAAATATGAATTACTTAAAATCCAAGATAAAGCATATAGAAAAATTGGACAACTTCAAATGGAAGTACAAGCTCTTAAAGAAAGAATACCAAGACCAGTTTTAATTGCTAAAAGAGAAATAGATGTAATTGCTCTATTTAATTATATAAATGAATTATCAGGTGATGGATTATTATTTGATGAAATGTATTATAAAATTGATAGAACGAAAGGATCTCTTTCAATTGATATAAGAAAAACATATAAAGTATTGAGAGAAAAGTATAAAGATATAGAAATGTTTGAATCTCAACCAATTGCAATAGAAAGAGCCTTGGATAAACAGAATTTCTGTTATGGAACTAATTTTATAACAAAGTTAATGAATGATAAATATGAAATGTATCCAACTCATGTTGCAATAATAGATATTGAAAAATTAGAAGAAGTAGGAGCTTGTATTGATAATTTACATTAGGAGGGAATAATAAGTGGAAGAAAATAAGTTTAAGAAAACAGAGTATACTCTATATAATTATAAAAGTTTGGATATAAAAATTAAAAATATAGATATTGACATAGATAATTTAGAAAATGACATATCATGTGCAGGTGTATCATGGGAACAAAGACCAAGTCCAACTAATGCATTTAGTTCATGTGTTGAAAATGAATCTATTAAAAGGGAAGAAAGAATTCCAGAGCAAATACAAAATCTAAAAGCAAAGAGAAAATACAATGTAGATTTAAAAACTAAGATTGATGGAGCATTAGATCGGTTACCAAGTGATGAATTAAAATTAGTTGAGCTAAGATATTTCAGTAAAGATAAAAAACAATGGATAGAGATAGGCAATAAGTTGGGATTTGATAAAGACTATTGCACCAAATTAAGAAATAAGATAGTAGACAAGCTTAGTGAATTAATATATCCATAAAACAGTACAGTTCAATAACAGTTATATAACAGTTACAAAACAGTTATTGAACGATTTTACAGTGAAAATACATGCTATTATTGTATTATAGAAGAAAGCAAAGGGCACTTACTTATTAAATAGTAGGTGTCTATTTTAATGCATAATATTAGCTTATATAAAGCTTTTATTTTAAAAGGTAGAAGTACTTAAGGAGATAAATATAATTTAACAGTAGGGATAAGAGATAGGTAAAAACTAAATAATAATATAAATATAATAGTTCAAACAATATGAACATATGAATGAGAGGTGAATATATAATGTTAACTCAACAACAAAAGGAATGTATAGAATACTTATCAGTTGGAACTATGATTATACAAGAGATTGCAGATAAAATTGGTTGCACATCTAGAGTTATTTATAAGTGGAAGAACAATCAAGAATTTAAGGCGGAGCTTGACAAGTGTTCACATGAATTTCAATCTGGGATAATTGATGAAGCCAATAGCCTATTGGTTAATAAATTAGGTCAAGCAGTTAAGAACATATTAGATATAGCCAACGATAAGGATGCTAGTGAGAAGGTAAGGTTAGATGCCAACCAGTACCTCATTAATCGTATCTTAGGCAATACTACAACTAAGATAGAACAGACTAATATAGATACTATAGGCAAGAATACTGATGTAAATATAGATGATATGTTGAATGAGATCAAAGAAGACAATGTGATTCCACTTGCCAAATGATAGTATCGAAAAGTATACCTAATGATACTATTGATATAGCAACGTATTCAATGGGTTTGCAACCTATTAAATATTAATAAAAGGTATCAAAAATAAGTGTTGACATTATGAGACTATAAAGATATAATAAGAGTATGAAGAAAACCGGTGGGGGTAGGTTCTAATTATGAACCTTCATTTTTATCGTCGCTAGGCTCCATAAAATTTTATTATATTTTTAAATCGAAGGAGAGTGGTCAACATGTTATATTTTGCATATCATAGAACATCTACTACAGACCAACATTTAGATAGAGGCCTTACAGAAATAAATGAGTTCATTGCTAAGGAAGGAATTACATTGATAAATAAGATTTATACAGATCAATGTACTGGCAAGAATTTTGATAGACCTAATTATAAAAAGCTAATTGAAGATATGGATTTAATAAAACAAGCTAATCCAATAGAAGAAATAGCTTTAATTGTTACTGAATTAGATAGACTTGGTAGAAATAAGCAACTTACTCTAAAAGAGATTTCTATACTTAAAGATAAAGGTATAAGGCTGATGGTTTTAGAAATTCCAACAACATTAACTGATTATGCTACTTTTAAAGATAATAACATGGCCAAGATGATGATGGAAACAATTAATAATATGTTAGTTGAAATGTACGCATCCTTTGCTCAAGCTGAATTAGAAAAAAAAGAAAAAAGACAACGCGAAGGAATTTCAGCAAAAAAGGCCAGGGGTGAATGGGATGATTATGGAAGACCAAGAGCATTAGATTTTGAAAAATTCTCTAAGGCCTATAAAAGAGTTTTAGATGGTGAAATTAAACCTACTGAATGTATGAAACTTTTAGAAATGACTAAACCAACTTATTACAGATATGCTAAAGAGTATAGTGAAAAGGTTGGTATATGAGAATGAATAAAACATTAGTAAAAATGTTATTTGAATATAAAGATAAGCAATATAACATTGAAGATATAATCCCAGATTATTTAGAAGAAGAAGTAGCAATATATTTATATGATGATGGTAATTATTCAGATGATTCGACTAGAGCTGATTTAATTAGAAAGCAATATAGAAAAAATGAAATCCCGAATTTACCATTAGGTAGTGAGGAAATAGAATTAGTAAATATAGAAATAGAGTATCTATAACTAAGCACTTACAAATGTAGGTGCTTTTATCATGCAACAAAATATCCTAAAATTTTAAATTCATATAGAAAGGTGGTGTTATAGCAGCATGATATATTTTGACAATAAACAATTTGATACAGAAATTTTAAATTCATATAGAAAGGTGGTGTTATAGCAGCATGATATATTTTGACAATAAACAATTTGATACAGAAATTAAATATGAGATATATTTATTAAAAAATTATTTAACTAAACATTATGATGAAGATACTGCTATAGCTCTACTTAAAAATAATAATTCTGATCTTGACAAATTAGCAAAAGCTTTAAGCGAAATTGATATAGAATTCTTTTGTTTATACTTCATGAGTGATACTTTTGTAGTTAAAGACACTAATGTAGCTAGACAACTTTCAAAAGGCCATTATGAGTTATGGGATATTGCAAATGAGATATTTGTAGAAGATAAAAGAGACAAAGCTGCGATTATAGAACCAAGAGGATATGCAAAGACTACTATATTTGATATGGCTGTTAGTGTGTGGTTGCATTGTTATAAAAAATCTCTATTTACTCTACTTGGTGCTAAAACTGATACAGATGCAACTCAATTCCTTGATTCTATTAAGAAAGTATTTAATGAAAATGAAAAAATAATTAAATGCTTTGGTAAATTAATAGATATTAAGGCAATGAAGGTAAATGGCGAAAGATATACTGTTAATGCGAATGAGGTTGAGTTTACTAATGGAACCTATATTAAAACCGTTGGTTCTGGAACATCTGTCAGAGGAGCCAATTGGGGAGGAATAAGACCAACAGTATTTATTGGTGATGACTTTCAAGATGAAAAGAATATCCTTACTGATGCAGCAAGAGATAAACAATATTCTAAATGGACTAAGGAAATTGAAGAGGTTGGAGATAAAGCAGTTTATAGAAAAGGTGTAAAAGTTAAAGCCGCTACCAAGATTATTGCTATCGGTAGAATAGTGCCGATGTAAAATCGAGTAAAATCGGTGAAGGCTAAGCAATATTTATAATTAATGAATAATATTTGATAAAACACTCAAAATGTGGTATAGTTAAAATGTAGTATTTTAGGGGGGGGTTGTCAAATGTTGATCAGTAAAAAAATAGAAATGGTTTGGTGTGGAGCGAATAAAAAATATTTCATTGATAAAGATTATAAATTTACTAAAATGGGTGAAAAATTTATTATAAACGTTACAGATTTAAAACCGAGAGCTAGTTTAGATGTTATTGTTAAATGCGATATATGTGGGGAAGAAAAAAAGACTAGATATTCTACATATACAAGAAGTAACGAATTAAATGGTGAATACAGATGCGATAAATGCTCTAGGATTAAAAAAGCTAAGTATACAGTGCACAGTATTGAAGAATATTTGAAAGAATATGGGTATGCTTTAGTAGATGATATGGGTTATCATAAAATGCACGATAAAATAAAAATGAGATGTTATAAAGGACATGAATATATAGCAGAGTTCAATTCTTTTAAAAGTGGGTATAGGTGTCCTCAATGTGAAAAGGAAAGATGGATGAAAGAAGGCAACCCAAGATATAATCCAAATTTATCGGAAGAAGAAAGAAAAGAAAATGAAAGCCGACATAGCGAATATAACTATAGAAGATGGTTTAAAAATGTATTCAAAAGAGATAGATATACTTGTTGTATATGTGGTGTAAAAGGTAAGGAAATGAACGCACATCACTTAAATGGGTTTAGTGAATTTAAGGAAGATAGATATAAAGTAGAAAATGGAGTTACTTTATGTAAAGAGTGTCATGTAGAATTTCACAAAATATATAGATATGGGAATAACACTAAAGAACAATTCTATAAATTTATAAATAATGTATGCTAATACCGAGGTAATTCTTTAGATTACGAAAGGCTAAAGAACACCGTAGAGCGTAGAGGGTGAATAAATATAATCCCTCCAAGAGTATTCGACAGCCTTTTGGTTGAAAATGTACGCCGAACTTATAGGAAACTATAAGAACATAGGGATAAAAAGCCTTATGGATAACAAATTGACTATATTGCATATTGATTGCCTTATGAGTAGATTAAGTAGAAATGGTGATTATTATACTATTTTAAGACGTGCTATAATTCTCGAAGCTGAACAAACTGTTGAGAGTATATTTGAAAGTGAACTATGGCTCCAATGTAAAGAGATTTATTTTAATGAAAAACTTAATAAAGATGAAAGAAAAGAGAAAGCAAAGCAATTCTATGAGGACCACAAAGAAGAAATGAAATTTGAAACCTGGTGGCCTGAAAAATGGGATTGCTTTAATGATTTAGCCATTAAATATTGGGAAAATCGTATAGCTTTTATGTCTGAGTTGATGAATGATGCCACAAGTATAGGTGAAAAATGGTTTAAATCTGTTTCTACAAGACCAAGTGCTGAGATTGAGGAATATACTTTTACTAAAACTATGCTTATTGTGGATCCAGCTTCAACTACTACTAAGAAAAGTGACTATACATTTATCGGTGCGGGTTCGGAAGCTACAAATGGATTCACTTATGTTCGTGATTTTATCATGAAAAGGCTTGAATATACTGAATACTGTAATAAAGTCATTGAAATGTTAGAAAAACATGATGATATAACACATATTAAGATAGAAAAAAACACATATCAGGGGGCAGATGTTACAAAAATCAAAGAATTGATTGCTAAGCATCCAAAACTTAAGTTTAAAAGATATGAGTTTATCAATGAAATGCAAAGAAGAAATAAAGATGAAAAAATTAGTACTGTTATCGATCCAGTAAACAATGGCCAGATCATATTAAATCAAGATTGCAAAGACTGTAAGGAAGTTGTAGATCAAATTAAAGACTTTCAAGGGCAATTATATACGTTGCATGATGATGCTATTGATGCTATCGCAGAATTACAGAATGCATTAAAAGAAATAAAAGTTGTAAGTAAAATAACTTTATTAGATAGAAAATTATTAGGAATTTAGGAGGTGAAACTATAATGGATAATGCATTAGTGCAGAGATACCATGATATATTTTTAGCAAATAGAAATAGATACTTGGAAATAGAATATTATTACAATGGTTTTACTGAAGCCTCTAGAGGATATAAGGAATTAGATGAAAGATCAAATTTGAAGGTTGGAGTTAATTTCTTAAAGAAATTTGTTAAAGAAGAAGTCAGTTATTCAGTTGGAAATGACATTAACTATATATCTAAAAGTGGCGATGGAGAAATTATAAAGGTTATAGATGATAATTTTCAAAATCTAAGTACTCAACATGATATTGAGTTAATGAAAACCATGCTTAAATTTAATCGAGCATTTGAACTTTTCTATATAAATGATGATGGGGAATTTAAAAGCAAGGTAATTTCTCCACTTGAAGGATTTCTTATTAGAGAAAATAATGAAATAGTAGGCTTTGGCAGGGAATATGTAGTAAGAGGTGAAGAAGACGTAACTTGGATTGACGTTTATACCAAAGAAGATATAAAACATTATAAAGTCGGTGAAGAATATGAAGAAGCGGAAGATGTTCAGCCTAACGTATTTGGTTTTGTTCCAGTAGGTGTTGCTAGATTAGGACTTGAAGAACATCACTGGTGCGGTTTAGTTGATACAGGAATTTGGGATGATGGAATTTATGATACACTTTGGAATGATATCAAAGGATTGCAAGATGCGTATGAAACCAACTTATCAGACTTAACCAATGAAATTAGTGATTTTAGAAATGCTTATTTAGTAGTTGCAGGAGCAGAATTAGATGAACCTACAGCAGCCCAAATGAAGAAAAAAGGTATTCTTAACTCAACAGATGCCAATGCAAAGTTTGAATGGTTGATCAAAAAACTTGATAGTAGCTTTATTCAAGAAAATTTACAAACTTTAGAAGATAAGATGTACCAAATTTCTCAACATATTAATCATAATGAAAAGTTGCATAGTAATTTAAGCGGCGTAAGCTTGAGATCAAGGCTTATATCGCTTGAAGAAAAATGTAAACTTAATCAAAGAGCCTTAACTGATTGTATAAGAGTCAGATTAAAGGCTTTATTTACGTGGTGGAACACATTAAAAGGGACTAATCTTGATTGGAAAGATATTAAGGTTAAATTCACACCGAATATTCCTCAAGACGATTTAACAAACTCTCAGATCATTCAGCAATTAGGGGATAAATTATCATTGGAAACAGCATTATCTCTGTTAAGTTTCGTTGAAAATCCAAATCTAGAAGCCCAAAAAGCTAAAAGGGAGCAGCAAGAAGCAATGCTAGAAACTAATTTAGATAATATCGATACAAATAGCAATAAAGATGATATTAATCCCACTACAGGCAATGTTAAGGTAAATAATCATGAGTAAACTTACGAAAGGCCAACAATTCTTTAGTGATAGGTCCCTAGAATTTGCTCAAGAAATTTATAATCAAAATGAAAGTAAAATAAATGATATTTTAAAGGACCAAAAGAGTAACAGGGATGAAATTTTAACCCAAATAGCAAAGATATTATTATCCTACAATATATCAAATAATGTTTTATCTCTTAATGCAGCAGAAAAAGCAAAATTATATTCACAATTAAGTGATTTAATAACAGAAAAGATTAAATCAGAACTTAAAAATGAAACTGAAGCCACTAAAGGAATATTAACTGATGTTGCTAATGATAAATATGATACCAATAATTATATTTATAGCTTAGGTAAGGATTTTAATATAACTCAGTTAGATGATAAACAGCTAGATGAAGTTGTAAATAAGAAACTAAAAAGTGAACTGTGGTCTGATAGAATATATGCAAATAAAAATGCTATTGCCAAGGATTTAAAACTACAAGTTAAAAAGTTCTTAAAAGGTGATATCAATGTAAATGATATTGAAAATGTTATTAAAACTAAATATAACGTTAATGCTACTAATGCAAGCAGATTAGTAAATACAGAAATAACTAGAGTTCAATCTGACGCTAATGAGATTTGGGCACAAGAGCATGATATAAAATACCAAATGTTTATGGCCACCTTAGATATTAGGACAAGCCAAATATGTCGTGAACATGACGGAAAGGTTTATGCTGTAGATGATCCTGATAAACCAATTCCGCCATTACATCCTAATTGCAGGTCAGTGCTTGTGAATTTACCCGATAAGGATTGGCGGCCTAAAATGCGACTTGATAATGAAACTAAGCAGAATATTGATTGGCAAAGTTATCAAGAATGGCATAAAAATTATGTAGAAAATAATCCTGAAAGACTTGCCAATGAAAAAATGATTAAAAATAAATCATCTGACAATAAATTATATGAGAAATATAAAAATATTTTAGGAAAAGAAATGCCTAAAACATTGGCAGATTTCCAAAAGTTAAAGTATAATAATAGTAATGAGTGGGATTTACTAAAAGACTATGTAAAATCAAGATCAAATAATATGATATCAGCATTTAATTCTTTTGATGATTACAAAAAATATAAAAATTTAATTGAAAATAAAATAGTAGGATTAACAACATCAAATGGAATTAAAATAACTGGACAGAGTAAACATTTTATAGAAAGGGCATTGGGGACAACAGAAGATCCTCATACTGGTAGACCTAGAAGCGGAGTTGAAATAAATCATATTAAAGATGCCATTCAAAATGGAAGTATACGAACTAGGAAAAATGATCCAGATAGCATAAAATTTATTACTGAAAAATGTATAGTATCAATAAATCCAAACACTGGACTTTTAATTCAAGTTAATCCACAATAAAAATTAAGGAGGGGTTCTTGTGAAATTTAAATTAAATAAGAGTATTTTCGATATTTTAAAGAATAATGTAGTAGATACTTTGGAATATCTACAGGATTTAAATGAAGATAATGAGAAAGTAACTTTTGTTATAAAAGATGAAGATGTGCAAGAAGTTCAATTATTGATAAATGACGAGATAGTTCTTCATGGTATGGATAATCAGCAAAAGGTAAATGAGTTAGGTTTAAAATTATATAAATTGTATGATGAAATTTTATACCAAAAGAATAATCAATAAATTGGCACTTACTTAAGTAAAATTAGTAGGTGCTTTTATTATGCCTAAAATTAGGGAGGGATTCTATGCTGAAGAAAGCTAATAAACATCCAGAGTTTAATTTACAAAAATCTATTTCTAAGAATGGTAAGAAGTATGGTGTCGGTGTGGGGAAAGATGATGATGGTTATTTTGTTCATACGCACAGGGCGCGAAGCAAAAGCTATGCAAGTAAAAAAGATATCTCTGCTAAAGATTTAAAATTCATAGAGAGTACTGGCTAAAATCTAATCAACATTGAGAGAGGTTAAGGTGATCTAATTAATCTCGTGAGAGTCTAACGTTATAGGCTTATTTTTATGTGTAAATTTAGGAGGAATGTATAAATGGATAAGTATATTGGAACAAAATTAGTAGAAGCAAAAGAAATGAATTTAGGAGATTATAATAAATTCAAAGGTTGGACTATTCCAGAAAATGAAAATCCTAAAACAGAAGGATATATGGTGAAATACTCAGATGATTATATTTCATGGTGTCCTAAGGAACAATTTGAAAAGAATAATTTGAAAGTTAGTGAAAATAAAAATTTACCTAGTGGCGTATCAATAGGACAGGAAATGGTTGAGGATTTTATTAAAGAAAAGTATGTGTCTACTATAGGAGATAAAACAACATTGGTAAGAGTAGTTCTCGCAAATGGTTTTGAAATTATTGAAAGTTCAGCATGTGTAGATAAAGCTAATTATAGTGAGGAAATAGGTGCAGAGTGTTGCATGGATAAGATTAAGGATAAGATACGGATGTTGTTAGGTTTCTTATTACAAACTGCATTTAAAGGTATTAAATAAGGAGGAATTAAAATAATGAAAGAATCAAGTACAATTCAAAAAAGAGAAAAACTAAACCACGTATTTTCAACAGATGAAGAAGGTCCAGGAGGCGCACATCATAAATATAAAATTGAATATGAATTATTTCCAGTAGGAAAACCTAAAGAGACTCATGTTCTTGCAGGGATTCAATTTCAAAAAGGTCCAAGAAAAGAAGAAGGTTCAATTCATGGTGTAATTGATACTGATTTACTAGAAATAGTAAGAGACAGATTAAAGTCTTTTCAGTCTGGCCCATTTTCAAGTAGAGAAAATGCGTGTGCATTAACCCATATTGAAGAAGCTTTAATGTGGATGAACAGAAGAGTTGAAGATAGAATTGAGAGGGATGTATTGGGAAAGAATGAAAAATAATTAAGTCTTAGAAATAAGGCTTATCATTATTCAATCCAGAAGAATTAGACAGAGCTGAACTAATTGTTGAAATTTTGAAGACAATAACAATTAGTTCAGCAAAGGAGTTACTTAGCAGAATATCAATTGACAAAAATTTAATCTAATTTTTTCATAATTTCATGATATGCGTCTTGATAATTTGCCAATAAATCAGATATGCATTTTTGAAAACCCATAACTTGGTATTCTGGTCTATTGGTCTCAACAAATTCTTTGGCAGCTAGTAAAGCTAAGTCATGAGATATTTGTTTTTTTTGCTCATCAGTCATAAATAACATCCCCTTTCAACAAAATTCTACCACAGTTGAAAGAATTAAACAAAACTCTAAAGTCTTAGTA